GGACTGCGGCGACCGCGTGGACGATGGCGATGGGTACTGGGTCGGCCCACACGAGGAGAACATGGTGAGCCAGAGTTGTTGCAACCACAACTACACATATGCGTACAGCAGGCGCAGGCATCAGGCGTACATCTGCAACGACTATGTGGTGTGGGTCGAGTCGCAGGATGCACACTACGACGAGGACTATCTCGACGACAACAGCATCGTGACGCTGGAGAACGGCGAGTACGAGCACACCGACAACGCTGTGGAGATTGACGGCGAGTGGTATCACATCGAGGACGACCGCGTTGTCTGCGACCACAACGGCGACTACCAGTTGCTTGACAACTGCGTGGTGTTGGAGAACGGCGAGTGCGCCCTGGCCGATGAGGCGTGGCAGTGCGCCGGGTCTGGCGATTGGTACCTGAGCGATGATGTAGACCCTGTGGTTGTGGATGGCGCGACCTACCACCCTGACGATGTGCCCGAGCAAGAAACCCAAGAAGGAGAATGAGTATGAACAAGAAATCAATTCTGTATAAGACCCTGGCCCGTGCGTTGTCGCTCAAGCGTCCGCATGGTGGCGCGACTGTTGCTGGCTTCACTCAGTGGCTGGTTGCGCGTCTGCCTGATCTGGCCGAGGTGTTCACCGATGCTGCTGGGAATGTCCACATTGATATGCGCAGCAGTGACGACCACCGCACGCTGTTCGTGGCCCATGTGGACACTGTGCACAAGGACGAGGGGGCCAACAAGTTCCGCAAGACCCAGTACAAGTGGTATGCCGATGGCTCTCAGCTTGGCGCGGATGATGGTGCGGGTTGTGCCATGCTCATGCACCTGATACACGCTGACGTCAAGGGCTACTACATCTTCAGCCAAGGCGAGGAGTGCGGCGGCATCGGCGCTAAGTTTGTATCCAAGAATGTGCAACTGCTATCGCAGTTCGATCGTGCCATAGCGTTTGACCGCAGGGGTATCGACAGCGTCATCAGTCATCAGGGCTGGGGTCGTTGTGCATCCGATGTATTCTGTAACGCGTTGGCTGACGAGCTTAATGTGTGCGACATCAACCTCATGTATATGCCTGACGATACTGGTGTGTACACCGACACCGCAGAGTTTGTGGATGTCATACCCGAGTGCACCAACATCAGCGTGGGCTACAACAGCGAGCACAGCCAACAAGAGTCTCTGAACATCCATCACTTCGAGCTACTGTCTCGCGCTGTGCTTAGCGTTAACTGGGACGGCTTACCTACTGAGCGTGACCCCAACGAGCCCGAGTACAAGACTGCCAAGTACGACACAGGCGGCACGGCATGGTGGGCACAGTACGACACCAAGGCTAATCGCTCGCTTGAGCAGAGCAGATACTTTTCTAAATGGGAGGACGATGAATACTGGCAGACCGAGGACTTACTCGACGGCTTATACGACGCGATGGTAGGGCACTACGACTTCCTACTTGAGCAGATCAGCGAGGCGGTTTACCCCGAACAACCTGACCTAGCGTTGCGGTTCCTCGACCGCAGGCTACTGACCGATGACCTATTACAAGAAGCGCTGATACAGGCGCGTACCTACGATGCAGCAACAGTGCTGTGCACGCTGTTCGATGCCATTCACTGCGAAGCATAAACGGGTCACTGTGACCCACATTTAAAAGGAGAGAGTAAATGTACGACTTAGATACCAAGGAGGGGATGGCAAACGCCATCAAGTGGACACAACAGTTGTTCGATGTGCTGAGTGATAAGAGCACGTGGGGCGTGCCCCGATCGGGCACGACTGTGCAGATCGACAAGGCCACCAAGACAGCAACGATCACACACCACTTCACGCCTGACCCTAGCATCGCGCAAGTTATCAAGGGTATGGGTTGGACAGTCATAACCAAAGGAGAGAGTAAATGAAACGCTACTACATACAAGCAAGCTATGTCGTATGGTGCAACGCCATCATCGAGGCCGATAGCGAGGAGGAAGCTAGGCAGATCGCCAAGGACATGGACGGCAGTCACTTCGAACCCGATGGCGGAGGTGACTGGGCTATTGACTGCGTAACCGAAACACAATGGGAGTATGTATGAAACTCATCATTGAATATTCATCACAAGGAGACTGAAATGCAAGGACTTGATAACTACTACGATGGCCTATTGGCCGATCATCAACGCTCGATTGACGAGCAAGCATACGAAGAAGAAAGGAAGGAGAAAGAAATGGGACGACTGAAAGAGAAGATCATCGAGTTACTGGAGGAGAACCACCCTGCTGAACTCGAACGCCTGACGGGGTATGACGACACGACTTGCAAGAAGATCGTGCACGAGTTGTACATGGAAGGGTTCAATGATCGCAACTGTTGGGAACCTGAGAGGGTAGATGACATCTGGGTCATCTTTGGTAAGAACTTCTCGGGTGAGTGGATTGACGAGAACGGCGAATACCGTGGGTTCGATACCAAACGCGAAGCTAACGACTACATCAAGGAGACATTTAAATGAACATGGAACTATTGACTAAAGAGATAGCGCGATGCGCACTCAATCACGGCTACCTACACTTAGGTCACTCCACATTGGCTGAGTTCATTGGGAAAGAGTTGGATGTGGGGGACGATCAGCTTCGACAAGTTGAAAAATATTTAGACGCTTTATTGGGAGAAACAAAATGACACCACAACAACTATACGAACTGCTCGACAAGGCGGGGCTTGAGTACGACATTGTCGAAATCTTTGAGGGCGTGCGCGTCTTGCGCATCGAGGTTGAGGATGGTGATGAGGAGGACATCGAATGTTGACACCCTATGAGAAGTTTGAGCGGGTAATACTTTTGTTAGCGGTCATGGTGCTTGTGCTAGACCTGACCTACTGGCGACCCTTCTGACTACTATCAACAACTCTTTTTCGTGGGGAATTCCCTAAACGCAGGGGAATTTCCCCTTGACTTTTGTCTAAGCCTAGACAAATAATGGCAAAAACTAAGGAGAAAGCTATGCAAAACAATACACCCTATGACACGGGCAAGGTCAAGATCGGCCTGCTCTACGTACCCCCACGCCCAAAGCCTACACCCGAGGAAGTCTGGACACAATCCGTGCTTCTGGGGGACAGGCAGGGCATGTCTGAGCTTACGCTCGTGTCCATTCAATCCATTGGCCTCATCGCCTTCATCACCATTGTCATGCTCTTACTAGGAGGAAACTAAAAATGCCTGACATGCAAACCGCGCTTAACAACGCACTTAACAACGCACTTAAAAACACAATCAATAACTGGGAGAAAGACGATATGCAAACCACACAAGTAAACACACAGCCTCAAGGTGCAAACTACCAACGAGGCGCAAAGGCGTTCAAAGTCACCAACAATGTGACACGCGCAACATTCGACTTCGTTAAGAAGAACCCCAACCTCACCTCGGCTGAGATATGCGCTGACATGGAGAAGTTAGGGTACAAGGAAAGCTCGGTAGGTTCACTGATTGCACAGTTCGCTAAGCAGGGCTTGGCTGAGCGCGATGATCGTGGCCGTTACCTCATTATCGCGGATGAGTACCGCCCATTGAAGGCCAAGAAGAAAGTGCTGAAGGTTGTGCCCAAGCCCGAGGAAGCTGCACCCAAGCGCAAGTACACTAAACGAGACACAGCAGGCATCGGTGCGCTGTTGAAGGAGAAGCTGGAGAACACGCCTATGCCTAGCCGAGATGCGCTTGATGCTGCTGCCTATGCCATGGGTGGGGTTGCACAAGCAAGCAAACGCTTCGTGTCCCTTGTGCGTAGCAAAACGCCCGAAGATATTTTGAAGGATATGACTGTGTATCAAGCGCATGAGTTGTACCGCCACCTCAAGCAGATGTTTGGAGGTTAATATGACAGACCGAAACACACCAGCGTTCCCCATGAGCGCCCTCGTATACAACTACGACGATAAAGCGCCAGACACAATCGTCAATGACGGCATGACACTGCGCGATTACTTTGCGGCTAAGGCTTTGCAAGGTTTAATCAGCACCGAAGGTGCGGGCTCTGCTGAGAGATACGCAGAGATTGCATACAAACTGGCAGACGCAATGCTGAAAGCGAGGGAGGAATGAGCGATCAAAAAAACTGGGATGCCGCACTCATAAAAACGTGGCGTACTGATGCCCTGCTGATGGACACCGTAAAACTGTTTAATACTTTGTCGGGTAAGGAGTTCAGGCCTGATATGGGGCTGTTGCGCACCCCGCAGGCGGGGTATCCATGGACACATACTGTGCGGGGGTTTGTGGCCGCACGCTTGAGCAAGATTAGCAACCGCTTATGGGATCAAGCTCCGTCCAAGGACATACTGCTGTTGCGTAAGTTGGAAACATCTACGTACGATACAGAAAAAGATTTCATCAGAGACACCGAACGCGCTAACGCAATACTGCAATCTCACCGAGACACGGCACGTACAAGAATAGTCGCAAGAAAGATTGGTGAACGTAACAACGCAACAGATTGGAACAAAGTATCATGAAAAACATACACATCACAATGTACACAAAGAGCAACTGCCCCAACTGCGTGACGGCTAAGCTCATACTGGATGCCGCAGGGCTGAAGTACGCTGACGTTGACATCGAGGTGGGTGACCGCTTGGGCAACTTGCTCAAAGAGTTCCCTGATGCGCGTCAGATGCCGCAAATATTTATCAATGACCAACGTGTGGGCGGCTTGGCTGGCTTACAGAAAGCGCTTGGACAACTGGGGGTGTTGGTATGAAGGCACTCAACCCATGGGAAGAACTCGCCCAAGTACAACGTCCAAGTATTTTTATGGCGGATCAGTACTTCCGTGCGCGTAACCCAAGCAACCAGATCAAGAAAGAGGAAGACCTCGGCTACAAACAATTCGGCACGTTCGCTCGTGCCAAGGAACGTCAACCCAACAAACATGAAGGAGTACTTGTACATGCCACGCCCAAAGCCCCCCGCCCCCCTAAAGGTACGATACGTACGTTTAAGTGACAAGCAGTGGATGGTCTTGCAACAACTGGGTGGACTCGATTGGTTGCGTGAGTTGCTTGAGAAGAAAGCGCCCATGCCCAAGAAGTATTACGACCGAGAGATCGAGCGTCTGAACAATCCGTCAGACACCATATTTTTAAAACGAAGACAAGGAGAAATCAATGATTAGCAATGACAAGCAGATGGAGTTGTTCCCCAAGGGGGATGCCAACTCTACGCAAGTAGCGGGGACACACTACAAGACCAAGGCGATACAACCTTGGGACTACATCGTAGGCAACAACCTTGGCTACCTTGAAGGCAACATCGTGAAGTACGTATCACGTTGGAAGGACAAGGGCGGGGTTGATGACCTGAAGAAAGCCCAGCATTACTTAACCAAACTTATTGAAACACAGGGGAAATAACATGATTGAAGCAATCGACGACGGCACAGAGCCTAACTACGTTAGCCTTTACGAAGGCGCTACGCTTGAGCAAGCTGGCCATATCTGGAACAGCGTTATCAAGAGCGATGGCGGTCACTGCCCCGTGTGTGATCGTTGGGGTAAGCTGTACAAGCGCGGTATTACTGCGGCCATGGCACGGCAGTTGATCTGGCTGTGCCTACAACCCCCTCGTGATGATGGTTGGGTGGATGTACAGCGCACTGCGCCTATCTGGATGCTACGCACCCCACAACTGGGCACGCTACGTCACTGGCACATGGTTGTGGATGCTCCCGTCACGGGAACAAAGAGTCGCTCCGCAGGGATGTGGAAGCCTACTGCCATGGGACTGGCGTTTGCGTACAAGCGCATCTCTGTGCCAAGGTTCAAGTACATCTACAACGACACCGTGTTTGATACCGAAGGCCCAGACATCGACATCTTGGACTGCATTGGCGAACATTTTGACTACAACGAACTTATGAAAGCAAACTTCTATGGCACTGACACCGGAATCGAAAGTGAAGAAGGCAGTGAGGGCACTGCTTGATGCCTTCGACATCTATCACTTCATGCCCCCCGCTAATGGTTTTGGCCGAGCGGGTATACCTGACATCATTGGCTGCATGGACGGACACTTCATCGCCATCGAGTGCAAGGCCGGTAAAGGCAAAACCACAGCGCTTCAAGACAGGGAACTCAACGCCATCCTCAACCATGGCGGGACAGTCTTCATCGCAAGAGAAGACAACCTTGAAGATTTACAACAACTACTGATGGGACTGCGAGATGAGCTACACCGACCATGACTTCTCGATGCCAGAGGAAGAACTCGAACGCAGAGTCGAGGCCATGTCAGACGAGGAGCAACACCACTTCAGGCTACTGATCCACAAGTTGGTGATGTGCTACGGCGATGGCAAGGCGCAAGCTGTTGTCATCATTGGCCGCGCTGAAGATCAGATGGCAGGAGTCGTTACCCTAAACTGTAACGAGATGGAGGCGTCGCAACTCATGTTGGCGGCAAACGATTTTTTCGGCTTTTTAAATCTTTTGGACGCACCGCCAAAGGAAGAATTTAATTAACTACAAGGAGAAGCAATGGCAAAACTACCATACACATACACAATCTGCCCCGACCAAGAGGCACCAAAGAACTTCACCGCAAGCTGTAAAGACATGGGGGAGTTGCTACGTCACAGCCCCAACGGTGATCTGACAATCAATCAAAAACGCACAGCAACATGGGATATGTGGTCGGGCAATCACATGGGCCACATTGAGGAAGCGTTGCATGAGATGACAAAAAAGGAGAAGCAATGAGACGAGAAGACTTATTCAGCCTTGCAGACAAGGTAGGGCTTGGCTTTATCAGACACGCAAGCGACAAGGACATCGAGAAGTTTGAACAACTGGCCAAGCTAATTACACAGCAGTATTGTAAAGCCACGCTTGACACCATCGACGCCTTGTTTGATTCACAAGACCCAAACGCCATGTATCAAACTGGGTACAACCATGCGTTGATTCATCTGCAGGAGTTCATCACCAGTATGGAGAAGCAATGAACAGAGAAGACATTATTCGCATGGCACGAGTAGCGGGGTTTGAGAGACTGGGACACACTAATGAAGATTGGGTCTGCCACCCCGAAGACATTGAAACCTTTGCTTTTCTTGTCGCTTTTGCCGAGCGTGAGGCGTGTGCAAAGGTGTGTGAGGAAGAGTACGACACGGGGTTGATGATGGCTCCAGTTGCACCTAACCTTGCCGCCGCTATCCGAGCAAGGGGACAAGCATGACCGAACGAGAAGCATTGAAGCTGGCGCTAGAGGCGTTGGAAGATTTGGGCATGAAACACTTTGAGAGTACAGGTGAAGTGCTTTACAAAGAGACATTCACCGCCATCAAAGAAGTCTTGGCACAGCCAGAGCAGGAGCCTAAGTGTGGGGCAATCATTGAAGTGTTTGGCAAGGATTGGCGGCTGGAATATCTCTCGCTACCAGTCGGCAAGCACAAGCTCTACACACAGCAGTACACCTACACCACCCCACCACAGCGCACATGGGTTGGTCTGACCGATGAGGAGCAGCAGGCGGCATACGACGCATGGCAACAAAAAGATGATGGGTGGGGCAGCTTTTACGACCTGATCGAAGCCAAACTCAAGGAGAAGAACAGTGCCTAAAGGACTACTCGACGACATACCCATCTACAACAAAGCCCGTGACAAGGCATGGGAAGCATTCATCAAGCGCAAGGATGTCAAGCATCTGGTTAAGCACGGCGTGTTTGACAAAGGCTTCCCGCTGTATGGCGGCTACTACGAACTGTGGTGTCAGGCATGGGGACGTGCTTGGGAAAACGGATTCGGTGATGGGTTCAACTCAGGATGGGAATCCTACAAACAATTAAACGACATACCAAAGGAGAAACAATGTCCGCCCCCTACAAACAGATCATCACGATCGACTTCGAAACCTACTGGGACACCAAAGAAGGTTACACGCTCAGCAAAATGACAACCGAGGAGTACATACGTGACCCAAGATTTAAAGCATTCGGAGCCTGCATCCATGAGTACGGATCAGACAAAGCAACACAGTGGTACAGAGGAGACGAACTCAAACGTATCTTGTCTTGTTATGATCCTAAGACCACTGCTGTTCTGGCTCACAACGCTCAGTTCGATGTGTCTATATTGGAGTGGGTATATGACTGGCACCCATGCTTTATTTTTGATTCTCTTTCTATGGCTCGTGCTCTACGGGGCGTCGAGGTGGGAAACTCACTGATGAAG